GTCCGGGAAAGTGCAGAGTACGGGCGGCGGGATTGGAGCGGGAAAACACCGCATCAAATGTACGATGCGGCGGGCCAGAATGAAAGGATCTCTTGCACGGTAAAGGGCGGTGATCCATCCGCCGGCCGCAACCTCCGCAGCGTGTGGGCCATAAACCCCGGATCATACGCAGGCGCGCACTTTGCCACATTCCCCCCGGCTCTCGTTGAGCCGATGATCAAGGCCGGGACGAGCGCGCGCGGGTGCTGCCCAAAATGTCAAGCGCCGTGGCAGAGGGTGACGAGCAAAGACTACAGCCAATCAGATGGTATCACTTGGGAAGAGCGCAAAGAAGCTGGCGAGAGTGCTCGGCGAGGATTCAATCGGAATCGGCCTCCAGAAGCAGGCGGCACGATGGCAAAGCCACAGATTGAGACAACCGGCTGGCGCCCGACCTGCAAGCACTATGACGACCTCTACCGGCGCGACTTTCCACAAGCGCGCAGCGCCCGCAAACGGTGGCAGCGCCAGGTATCCGGTAACTGGTGGAAGCGCACGCGCAAACGGGCGGGCCTTGACCATTGGCCGGTAGAGCCGTGTGTTGTCTTGGACCCTTTCACGGGATCGGGAACTGTAGCCGACGTCGCCCGCCAACTTGGCCGCCGTTGGGTCGGGATCGAACTGAGCAAAGAGTATTGCGACGATCACATAATCCCCCGGCTACAGGAGCCGCTGATCGAGTGGGCACAACAGGAGCAACAGGAACCGGACGCGCAAGAACCGGTCCAGATGGGGTTACTATGAGCGATCAACTCTCCTTTGATGTGCAGTTTATGCCGGTCAACGCGCCTGTTTGGCGCGGGTCGGGTATGTGGTGCTGCCCGAGGTGCCAAAGCAGAATTGTGTGTTCTTTGACCTGGTTATCAGAGAGCGGTTACAAGCGGGGCATTTGCCGTTGTGGCTACTGGGCAGAATTTAGCGGGGTAATGGGCCGGGGGGAACTGCTCGATTATGGAGTAGAATCATGATCGAACCTGACTTGCCGGATACGATCACAGAACGCGCCGCGCTTGTCACCTGGCACCTATGTCACGGTGAAGCGATGCAAACGCGGGACATTGCTAGCCTAACCGGCCTTGGGATGGCCGGGGCGTGGGTGCTCATGCAGCGCCTGAGCCGGGCGATCCCGATCTACCAAGACGATCGCGGCTTTTGGGTGGTCTGTGCTTACCGAAAACCCGAAGGGATCGGATTTAGGTTTTGATCAATATGACATAGATTGTCATATAGTACAATAGGCTCAGAGGTACTGCACCTCTGAGCTTTTTTGTTACCACAAAAAGGAGGTATCTTGAACGCTCCGATCTGGACGTACAAAGAATTTTGGTCACTCGTGATCACGCAGGTGATCGCGGCGGCCACGTTTTTCGGCGGGCGCTATCTTGCGCCTGAGCAATTCGAGATCGTTGTGTTCCTGACTGGCATGTTTGAGACGGTCGGCCTTTTTTTGACCGGCTTTTTTGCGCACAACCGGCTACAGGCCGGGATCAGAGACGCACAGGCGACGGCCAGTAGAGCGCTTTACCGGGATCAATGAACACAAACACACCAACACAGACCAAGATCGACGTGGCTGTGATCATTTCAGAGCTTGGTTACATCCGGCAAAAGATCGATGAGATGTGCGGATCGGATAAAGATCGAGACAAGCGGCTTACCAAGGTCGAGCGCGCAGTGTGGGCCATTGGCGGTGTTTCTAGCGTGGCACTTGCGATCTTGATCCCGATTGCTGTGGCAGCGATCAAAAGGTGGGTAGGGTTATGATCCTGATTCCAGTACCGAACGCGCACTTCGACGGCGGATTCTACAACTGGGGCGACATTGGTGAACTGACCATAGCCACAAACTGGGTGCCCTGGTGGCAGGAGGGTAGCTCGCCCGGCGTCTTGCACCGGCCGGAATTCAAGCCGGAAACCATGCGCTTTGAGCATGGCCAGAAGTTGTTCACCACGTTCTCTACCCACCGAGGTGGCATTTATCAGCGTGTGACCCTGCCTGCTGGGATCGAGAAGCTACAGCTTACGGTAGACTGCCAATACTGGAGCCATCACACGGGCGGCAGCGGCGGCGGGCTGGCCATGCGCGCCGGGCTCGACCTGGGGGCGGGCACAGATCCGTACAGCGGCGCGATCGTTTGGGGACCTTGGCACGGCCAAGATGATCCTGATGGTTGGGACGGCAAGAGCACGAAGGTGCTGATCACAGAAACCGGCGGCGACTTTGGCCAGCAGGTGACGATCTGGCTTGAGTCAAGATGTCGATTCCCGGCCAAGCACAATGATGCCTATTTTGACAATGTGCAGCTTTGGGCAGAGATTGAGGAGGAACCCGAACCGGAACCGGACCCGCCGAGCGGGGATCTGTTGGCTGTTTTGCGCTCGATCGATGGGCACCTGGGCCGGATTGCGGACGCGGTAGAGATCATGGCCTTGTGATCTGGCCCGGCGCGTGCAGGTGGTTTTTCGGGTTTGCCTCCGTTTTTTCTGCTTGTACGCGCCCGGCCAGCTCAGAAGTAAGGTGGTGATGTAGAATAGTGGATCAGCGAGTACAAGAAATTCTGGACAACGCGACAGACATCCAGCGGCGCTATGTCAGGGCCAGGTTGGTTCAGGACAACTTGGCCAAAGCGGCGCGTGCGATTGGAATCCATCGTACTACTCCCCATCATTGGCAGAACCTGGATGATCTAGAGGAAGCGGTTGCTCTACTCTACGATGATGTGATTGAGGCCACAAAGATGGCTCTTGAGGATCTCAGTTTGGAGGCTGTAGCCACAATTGGGAAGGTACTCAAACAGCGCAACGATTCATCGGCTGTGGCAGCGGCGCGGGCAGTTTGGGACCGGATCGGCCTGCCGGCAATGAGCAATGTAGACGTGACAAGCAAGGGCCAGGCGATCAAGGCAGTGGTGTACATACCGGACAATGAGCGCGGCGATAGAGATTAGGCCACAGGTTGGCCCTCAAGAGGCTTTCTTGAGCACGCCGGCCGACATTGCGCTCTACGGCGGTGCGGCGGGCGGCGGCAAGACCTGGGCGCTTTTGCTCGAACCGCTGAGGCACATTCACAACCCAGACTTTGGCGCGGTCATCTTTCGTCGGACCTATCCACAGATCAGATCAGAAGGTGGATTGTGGTCAGAATCGGCCAGGCTGTACCCTGCTCTGGCTGGAACACCTCGGGAGAGCGTCCTTGATTGGCGCTTTCCCAGCGGCGCGGGGATCAAGTTCGCGCACATGCAGCACGAGCGGAATAAGCTCGACTGGCAAGGCGCACAGATACCGCTGATCGAGTTTGACGAGTTGACGCACTTTGACCGCTCTCAGTTCTTTTACATGCTCTCTCGAAACCGCTCTACTTGCGGTGTGCGCCCGTACATCCGGGCGACCACGAACCCGGATGCGGATTCTTGGGTAGCCGACCTGATCACCTGGTGGATCGACCAGGAGAGCGGATACCCGATCCCGGAGCGGTCGGGCGCGATCAGGTGGTTTGTGCGCGATGGCGACAAGCTGATATGGTTCAATCGTCAGGACCAGGCACAAGAGCAGTACCCGGCGATCCCGCCAACATCGTTCACATTCATTGCCGCCAAGCTCGACGACAACCCGGCGCTTGAGCAGGCCGATCCACAGTACCGGGCCAGGCTGTTGGCTTTACCGCTTGTAGAGCGTGAACAGCTTCTGGCGGGCAACTGGAAGATCAAGCCAGCGGCGGGCAAAGTCTTTAACAGGGCATGGTTTGAGATTGTAGAGGCTCTACCGGCGGGGGGGCTTGAGTGCGACGGCTGGGACTTTGCCGCTACGGCCAAGGAAAAAAGGGGCGACGATCCGGACTTTACCGCCGGCGTCGGGGTGCGCAAAGTCAACGGGACATGGTTCATTACCTGGATGCAAGCACAGCAGGTGGCCAACAGCGATCCGCTCTTGCGCAATCTCAGCGCCCAACACCGGCAACGGTGCCAGGGCGACGGCACGCAGTACCGGGTCCGTTGGGAGATCGAACCGGCAGCGTCGGGGATCAAAGAGAACCGGCGCTTGACGGTCATGATGGCTGGTTTTGACGCCAAGGGGCAGCGGCCAGGCGGCGACAAGCTGACGCGATCGCGGGCGCTTGCAGCTCAGGCAGAGGTGGGCAACGTCAAGCTTTTGAAAGGGCCTTGGAATGAGGAGTTCTTGAGGCACATGCATGCTATACCGGATGGCGATCACGATGACATACATGATGCGGCGGCGCTTGCTTTCAACGGCACAATCGAAGCGACATGGCAGGCACGGAGCACACAAGGATAATGGCAACCGATCTTGAGATCGCCTACGAAGCCCTAGCAGGCAAACGAGAAGCGTACACACGCCTGTGGTCATACTATGACGGCGATCAGCCGCTCCAGTACAGCTCGAAGCGGCTGAAAGACCTGTTCCGCGACATAGAGGCCCGCTTCACAGAAAACTGGTGCGCGGTGGTGATCGATTCTGTGCTCGACCGCTTGAACCTTGGCCGCTTTCAGGTGGCCGACAATGAGGCGGCAACGGACACACTTAACGACCTCTGGCTTGCCACTGAGATGGGACTTGATTCAGACGATGCGCACCTGGCCAGCTTGGTAGTTGGCGAGGCGTTTGTGATCGTATGGTCAGATGAGGAAACCGGCCTACAAGCGTATTACAACGATCCCCGCCTTTGCCATATCCAGTATGATCCCGAAAACCCCCGGCGTAAGCTCTGGGCCGCCAAGTGGTGGCAGGTCGAGCCAAAATACTGGCGCCTGACACTCTACTACCCGGAGCAATTGCAGTACTTCTACGC